TCCTGATGCAGTATCTATAGTTACGTTAATTGCATCAATATATTCACCATCAGGAATAAGGCGTTCATCAAGATCCTTATTCATTTTACCTTTAATAAAGGTCTTATTTAATTCAACTGCCATTATTTTATAATTTTATCTCTGCCTCTTAATGACATCAATAGTCTTGCTGGATGTAAATTACTCAATCTTATTTTGGTATTTCGCAAAGATGCTGTCTTAGCCTTTTGAACTCTATTAACAATGTATTCTTGAACTCCTGTTTTATTGCTAAGAACAGCCCACTTTAAATAATTGTAAATATATTCTTCTGCTAGTTTGTTGATTGTGATAAGAGAATCATCACCATTTTCCATACCATCTGAAATATACTCAAGCACAATATAACCATCCTCAACACCAGTTGAAAAGTCAATAACACCAGCAGCTTTATTAATTGTAAATTTTGGATTTCTATTTGCAGCGTCAGTCTCTAGACCATATCTTCCACCTATACCATAACCAAAATACCAGTCACCATTATATGCCCAGCCATAAGAACCATTGTAAGGTCCAGGCCCTACATATAATTGTTTGTCTTGTCTCATTATGTCAAGCTTAGATGTGCCTGTAACAACCTCGCCATTTAAATCGAAAATTATATCAAGATTATTGTCTTGTAAATATGCTGTTGCTGATAGAACTGTTCTGTTTTCTGTTAGCTGAAATAGAACTCCATTTCTAAGTAAAGATATTCTAACATAGTTAACATAGTCTGGAGGCAATACCATTTTTAGTTGACTACCTAACTGCAATTCAAGAACCTTAATATTTCTTAATGCGTCATAGTTTAACTCCTGTATAGCTCTCTTTGCATGAAACAAAACAGTATATCGCTCAACATTATTAACTAATTTATCGTTACCAACATACATTAGCATAAAATTATTCACAATGTCAGCTAAACTAACATATTGGTAAGAACCCCAATTTACATCTTCAGGCACTACACCATTGTTAGTATAATATTGATAGTTAGTAATATATGCCATTTGTTATTGTTTTTGTTGTATTTCTTGTAACTCCTCAGCTTTTGCAGCAGCCATAACCTCTTGCTCTCTAATTGATACGCCAGCGTATTGTAATATCTTGACAACTAGGTCAGAGAAGTCACTCATAGGCATCTCAAAGTCTTGATAGTCTAAAGCTGATGGATTGAATAATGGATCACCTCCAACAGATGTATATGTCCACTTCGGCTCTTTTGGATATCTAATATAATGTGCTGACACATTATCAATTATTGTATCTGGATAAACAGTGAAGTTTGAAACTGATGTAGTTGTATTGTCATAATTATCAGCCATAGTATAAATAGGATACGCTATACTAGGAGCTGTTAAATTTGAAGCCAATAGATATAAAGCTTTTTGATGGCTTGTTTTCTCTATTTCCTTTGTTCCATTTAAAACTAACTTCTGAATAAAATAACTATCGCTCGGTGCTTCAAAGTAAGGAGCTGTGTAAGTTAATGTGTCTATTTTATAAAAAGTATCTATAACTTCAGAAAGTTTTTTAGGGACATCAGCATAACCTTCTCCATGCATTCTTGCATTTTGCTTTATAATTGCATTGCTATATAGATAGATATATCTCTCAAACACTTCAAGTTGTGCTTGCTTAGCGTAAAGGTTAAACTCAAATGGAGTTACATATCCTCGATTGTCTTTAGCTAATATAGATAGAACTGTATTTCTAACTTCATTTATCATCGAAATGTCTTTTTACAAAGATAAATAAAAAAAGGCACTTAATAAAAGTGCCTCTTCCTTTCTAGTTTGATAGCTTATTAAGCTGCTGTAATAGCTGTTACCGAAATAGGTAATGAAGGTATTACATAAACTGGATGTGTCCAAGATGTTTGTAATGCATTATTAATAGCATCTTGAATAGCGTTACGCATGTTAAATGCAGTTTGAGCTGCATGAGCCAATGTAACAACTTTTCCACCTTGATACAAAATTACAGTGTTTGCTAAAGCAGCAGTATTTGTAGCTGCTGTACCTGCAAAAACACCTACTACACCTGTAGCAGAAACCAATTGATTTGCTCCTAAACTATTAGGAACGCTGATAAACTTTTCCATTGTTTAAAAAATTTAATGGGTTAATAATATTGCAAATATACTAATTATTTGATAACTTATCGTCCAAGAACTGATACAGCTCAATACCTTCATCTGAATGTAAATATGAAGCTAAAACAGATGTTGCATTGTCACCAAATGGAATAGTTAACAATTTCTTTTTGTTTTCTTTCAAATTGAAATACAAGTCCTTTCCATTATTCTTTAATACCAAATAACCATCTGATATAGCTCTAGCTGCTATGTTGTTTATTTTTAATGATGGATCATCTACAGCATCTAAGAAATCTTCAGGATATCTTTTTGCATAAATCATCATATCTCTTTTAATTTCAGAACTACTCATTTTATCAACTCTACCACCAAGCAATATTCTAGCAACAGCTTCTAATGTATTAAAGTCATTTGCAGCCAAATCTCTAGCGGCCAACTGTGCATCAAGCTCTGAATACATTGATCTAACATCTTCTTCAGCATCTCTTTCAGTATCAAATTCAATAAACTCTGTACCATTACCAGGATGATAATGTAAAAATTGTTGTAAAACTGGGTTTGTTTTTGGAACTATCAAAACACCATCTTCAAATACAATTGGTTCAACAATTACATTTTGATCTTGTTCTTCCTGAAAAGGAGTATTTGAATTTCGTGCGTAACGAAGTGGGTGATTTGAATTTGTCTCACTAGAATAATATAATAGACGTTGTCTAGGAGTATCCTTTGAAGCTATATAATAAGACAAAGGTGATTGATTATTTTTCAGAATATAAGTTCTGTCTTTTGGTTCGAGTTTAACTCGATTAATTGCTAATTTTTCCATTTTATATAATTTAAATTTTTAAAATAGAGAGGGCCAATAAAGACCCTCTCTGTATTTATTGTGTGTTTATTCTTATCCTTTGAAGATAAAGAAGTTGTTTGCACCAAGTGTACAAAGAGCTCTTTCAGACAAGAAGTTAACCTCCATTGCATCAAGATCGCTAGTTGCAGCACCACCAGCAGAACCAGTCATCCAAGTCTTGTAACGTCTGTTCTCAGCTTCAGAAGCTCGGTAACGAACGTGTAAGAATGGACGTTTTGCGTTTTTACCAAGAACTTGGTCATAAACTGTAGTTGTACCAGCAGGAACTAAAACTCCGTTTACAGCTCCACCAACTAGACCACCACGAAGAGTAGCATCATTAAGATATTTCCAGTCAGTTTTGTAGAACTCATAACCTCTACGGAATCCTGTGAATCCAAGATTCAAAGCCATTTGCTCGCTGTTATCAAACAATCCGTAAGATGTACCACCAACTCCGTAAGAGTTTTGAGCAGCTAGCATATCATCGATATCAAAAGAGAATTGACGATTCAAGAACAATGCATTCTCAGCGATAGCTCCTTGCTTGTCAAGACGTTGTACGATAGTATCAAAGTCAGCCAAAGCAGATGGATTACCACCAGCCCATACATTTCCTCTGTTTTCGATTTCGTAGAATAAACCTTTAGTACCAGCAGCAGTTGAACCAGCAGCTGAACCTGGAGCAGCAGCAGTAGATGGAGACAAATAAGCTAATGCATCAGATGAAGCTTCAGCAGGAACACCTTCTACCATTGACATTTCTAGATAATCTTCAAAACGTAGACGAGTCTCATGCTCTGATTTCAAATACCACAAATAACCTGTAGCACCATTCTCAGTAGTTACTTCAACCCATCCGATTTGAGCCATATCAGATCCTGATACAACATATTTATCTTTAATGATAATTGGTTTAACATCAAAGAATAAATCTTGAGCCTCAAGAGAACCACTCATTCCACTTGTACCTTTACCAAATTCAGAACCATAAACGAATACAGTTACAAGTTCAGTAGTAATTGTAAATGGAGAACCAGATGCATTGTAAAACTTAACTGTAAATGTAGATCCATCAGCAGCAACTGCACTAATAACTGCTTTTGCAGAGTTAGCAGCAACACTTTGAGATGAAAGGAATACAGTTTGGTTAACTCTAAAGTTACATACAGTAGCAGGAACAGTTGTAGCCATTGTAAAAGTAGCTGTATCTGAACCAGCTGCTGAAGATGGGATAACGTTCGTGTATTTAGTATGTAAACGCCCTTGCTCTGCCCACTTAATTAAGTCAGAGTTAGTAGGGATTTCAGCACCAACCATACGCAAGAAAGATGCGATAGATCGGTTTCCGTAACGCTCAAATTCTTGCTCGTAAGTATCAGGAAGATACTGATTCAAGAAATTGAAGTTAGTGATGTAGTTTGTAGGCAATGCTGCCTTAACTGAGCTAGGTGTAATTGCAACACCAGGACTCGCTTGTAATGTACCAGCCATTTTTTCTAATTTTTGTTTTTGTTTCTAATTACTAATCTGTTGCCACGATCATCATCTATAGCTGTAACTTTAAAACCTGGAGTTGGTGTAACTTGTGTAGCTTGTCTAGTCATATCAATATTTTTTGACTCTTTAGCCACATTGTCAACCGCATCTGCCATTCCTTTCTCATAAAAGAACTTGGCAAACTTCTCTGGGTTCGAAGCCACTGCAATAGCACGATGGAAAGATTCAGCGTCCTTAAGATAACCTTCATCATTCAAAAACTTTGATACAAAGTTCTGAAGATTAGATTGCTCTTTTAGTAGGTCAGGTGCTTCAGATGGTTTATAAACTAATTTCTTATTCTCATCCAAACTAAATCCGAAACCTTCGAACTTTTCAGAGAATAACTCAGAAGTTTTGTCAGCGAAATACTTTGACCTTTTTGCTTGCTCCTCCTCCGCTTGAGTCGTAGCTTGTTTATAACTCTTGTAAGCTTCGTAAGTTTCTTTTTCTTCTTGTGGAACAAAAGATTCTCTTGACTCAAGAGGAACTTTATACTGCTCCTTTAATCCGTTAAAGTACTCCTTAGCTTTAGTGAGTTCTTTTTTCTTAGCCAACTGCTTTTTCTTAATCTCTTTCTCGTCATCAAAGTCTGGATCATATCCAAACTGAGTGTCAAGATCGAATTTAATATCATCAATATCAAGATCTTTGTCTTTGTTCTTGCGATATTCAAATAGCAATTGGTCCTGATCCATAGAATCATAGTCTTTATTTAATTGAATAAAGTCCTCGATACCACGACCAGTTTCTTTTTTATATTTCAAATAGGTAGCAACCTCTGGATCTAAATCATCATTGCTTGATCTTTGCTCAAACAACTCGTCAAGATTGCTAATCTCTTTGTTATATCTTTTTCCAATATATGAAAGAACTTTGTTGTCGTCTATCTCAATCTCTTGAGTTTCAACTGGTGTATCTATTGGTGCACTAACATCAACTTTATCAACAGGCGGCTCATCTTGAACTTGTCCTGTTTCTTCAGCATGTTCGTCCAACAATTGCTGTTCTATCTCTGCAACTGACTTCTCCTCGAACTCAACTGCTCTTACTTTAAATTCTCCTTCCATTTAATTAAATTTTTACAAAGTTAATAATTATTTTTTATATGCATCTGCATACTATATTATACAAATGAATCGTTTTATATGCATTTGCATATTATGTTATTCATTATCATAAAACATCCTATCAGAATCCTCTGTATGCCACTTGTCATATCCCTCACAATTAAACCAAGCATTGTTTACTAAATAGTCAGGTTTAGATGGAAACTCTTTTGTAACAAAAGAAGGCTCATACCAACGAACCCTATTATTTGGCTGCAATGCTATTTGTCCGTTCTCTAGTAATATAATATGATGTGACTTATGCTCTAGTGGATCTTCAGCTAATGTTATGTCAGTATTTATATCATTAGAACCCCAATTAATTGTAGCATAATAGTTACCCTTATACCAATGCCTATCTTTCATATACACATCAACATTTGTGTCATATACATAAGACAATTGAGTTAATGTAAATCTATAACTAAAACAATTCCATATCTGTAAATAATGAAATGGCAAATCAGGATTTGGTAACTCTGGCTCAGTTAGTAATGCGTGTGATGGTAATTTATCTCTCATAACACCATTATCAAGTAACACTTGAAATAATGCTGCCTGCCCTGGCATACATCTCACTGAAATAATTACTCCTTGAGTAAATTCACCATGTCCCTTTTTAAATTGATACATGTATTCATTTCTAACGAATACCTTCAAAGGGAAAAAATTATGCTCTATATAAGCCACTATTTAGGATTAAATGATTCCAAATCAAAACCATCTAAAGAATCTTCTGTACTTTCGAAATTCAAAGGAGGTAAGTTATTCTTTCTTTGATTAATTAATTCAGATTGTCTTGTTGCTTGAAGATCAACTCGTTTATCTTTAGCTTCTTCTTTTTTCTCTTCTCGCTTCATTAAGTTATCCGTCTCAATACCCTTTAACTGCATATTGTATTGGAATTCTTTATCCATTAATTGAGCTTTGATAGCTGCTTCAGCTTGCATTTGTTGAACAGCAAAATTCATCTCAGCCTCTCTCAACTGAATCTTAGATTGAGCTTCAAGTTGAATCAATTGAGCTTTAGATTCAGCAGCAGCTTGTTGAGATTGAATGTTACTTTGCATTTGCATTTGGAACTGCATTTCTGTTTCCTTCTGCTTCTGCTCCATTCTCTTTCTTCTCTTCAACTTTAATAACTCATTTGCTAACTTAATATTGTTAATCATTCTAATATCAATAGCATCCTCTAAGTCGATTGTCTGTTGTTGTAATGAAACTTGAATATTTGCCTCAAGCATTTGTTTTTGTTCTTCATCTGGAGCTAACTCGATAAATATACCAAAGTCATGCAAATAAAGATCCTTTATATCATCAAGTATCGCAACATTATACTTACCAATTTGCATTGCAAACTCTTCAGCAAAGTCAGAATACTCTAATATATCAGCAACTCTTATAGATAGACATTCAGCTAATCTTTTTGTTATATTTAAACCACCTTCTAATATATGTCTAGTAGCTGTATTTGAATTCAATGCAGCTAGCTTCTGAACTCCAACCAAAGCGTCAGGACTAGGTGTAGACCCATCCCTTACCTCATTAATACCAGTCACATCACGTATCATATTTAGATAGTGATTATAGTTACCTATCAATGCAGCCATTTTTGATTGACCACTATTTGAATTCAACTCTTGGATAGGAACTCTAGCATTATTAAACTCACCATCTTGCGTGTAACTTCTACCAATAACACTACCAGTTTGGAAATATAGTTTTAAAGCGTCCTCTGGATTGTATGCTGCTCCAGTTCCTAGGTCAACTTCATTGATACCATCAGCGTCAATAAACACCCCATCAGGAACTACTCTATTCATTACTTGCTGTAACTTTAAGTGAGTCAATTGTATCTGATCAGCAAAAGGAATCATACGTCTTACTAATGACTCAGTATTTCCTTTGTACATTCTAGGCGCAAACATCACATAGTTAGGAAGTGCTCTTTGTGTAGCTGACTTAGGTCTAACCATGTTCTTCATCATGTCCCACTTCAACATAATATTAGAACCACCTACCAATATACCTTCATACCATACGTCACGAACTGTCTCAACTTTTTCAAACATCATTCCTTCCTCAACAGGAGGATTAAATGTGTCGCTCTTTCTGATAACTCGCTCACCACCATTCTCAAGAATTTTCTTTTTCCAAACAAATCTTTTGGTGGTTTTATAGTTTAAATAAAGTAGTGTTACAACCTCATTTAAGAATGCATCATCTTGATAGTTTCTAATAATAGGAAAGTAGTCATACCAAGCAGATGAAGCATTACGTATTTCTTTTAATTGATCGTCAGTTAAGTTTGGATTAATTTTTAAAAGCTCAGTATAATGAACCTGCTTAACCTCACCAAAGTAATAGCAATCTGAAAAGTCATTCAATTCAGTGTAGCTATGAATGAAGTTTGCAGGATCTACATAATCAACTTTTAATCCATCGTTAACTAAAAATGTATGTCTTGCAACAGCCTTACCCAAAACAGTTAAATCATAATCGATTAACTTCTTTATTTTTGAGTATTCATTCATTTTAAGAATAGTGTCAATAGCAACCTCCTCAGCAATCTCTATAGAAGGTTTATATTTTAACTGCATATATAATGAAAGCTCTTCATCATTCTCAGGCAACTCATCAGGATTAACATTAAAGGCATCAATACCAAATTGATCTTTTGTCATCTGTAAGAAATCTTTAGCTATCATGTCAGCCTCAATCATATCTTGAAATATGTTTTTCTTTTCAGCAGACATAACATCTTGAGATTCAGCTTTAATTGTAAAAAGCCTATCATTCATTCCGTTGACAACAATATCAACAAACTTAGGTATAATAGGAATTGGAGTCCAGTCTAAATTTAACATAGACATATCTCCATTTACTGATAACTCATCCTTATATTTTTGTACAGGTTGTTCACCTCTTGCGTATAATCTTAAACGATGGAATTCACCCCATTGATCATAGAACCGACATGTATTTGCTTTACGTTTAAACCACTCACCCTCAATAGACTTAGCTACCTTTAATCCATACTCGGTAGTTGACTTCTCCTCGTCACTAGCCATTTGATTTGGAAATGGTGATTGATAAATTACAACTGATAATTTCTCCATTATTTTAGTATTTCGCTTCTAATTCCACGATTGTCGTATTTTACAAATTTAATACTTATTTTCGATTCTTTTTTCTCTGTTTCAAATAAATGCTTACGTGTAGCCATTATAGCTAGACCAGAACTAATAGAAGCATCATGTTTTGTTCTATTATTTGGATCAAATCTAGCCCAATCTTCTAAAGTCTTTGTAAAATACATAGATCCCATACAGTCAGGATCTCTATAAGTTCCCTCAGTATCAAGGCCAACATACTCCTCAATATATGTCTCAATTGCTGACGCATGTGCCTGCCTTACGTCCTCAGATGAGTTAGGTATACCACCTATCTCTAT